CGTACCGCGCAGACTCTCACCAGTACTGTACAGTAGTCACCATAGACACTATTGAGTACTCCTTAGTTAGTTGGGATCTATGGAGACTTTGGGGCGGGCCTTTGAAGGGTACCGGAGGGGCTGTGGAGCTGCGGAGAATCTGGGGGGTGCTGCTCAGATACAAAATAGTAGTGTTTTAGAACAGTAAAGGCGCTAAGTCTCAACAGTACTAACTAGAATCTAACCAGGTATAGTGCAGGTCTTGGAGGTATCGGTGCAGATTCGGTAAAGGGACGGTAAAGATGAGCAGTATTGTCCTGTTTAGAGTCTTTAGAGGACAGGTTAGTGAAGTAATCAACAAAGTACTTGACATTTACTCCAAAGTGTGCTATAATATAACTATAGAGTTAACAAAAGAGAAGTGAAGACTGCAAAGGTCAGCATTGCTTACGGTAAAGTAGCTGCAAAGGCTGTAAAGATTACAGCGATGTACTGCAAAGAATCTGTACCGCGCCGTTCAAGTCACTGCAATGTAATCTTTACAGCTAGATACAGCATCACAGTTTATATTTCTATTATTAATTACAATAGTAGTATTAACTGCGACGAACTGTAAAGATATGTTAATCTTCCCAGGGTCTACATAGACTAGGGGCAATGGAGGCTGCATGAAAGTTTGTATAACCTGCAAAGAAAGTAGGGCTTTAGAGTTGTTCTATAGGAATAGGACTAAGAAGGATGGTTTGCAGTCTATTTGTAAAGCATGCTCTAAAGCTGGTTATGTTAATAACAGAGATCATCTAACGGCTTACGCTAAGAACTACCGTGAAGATAATAAAGACGAAGTGGAAGCTACTAAGAGAGCCTGGGTAGTTCTTAACAAAGATAAGGTAGCGTCTAGCCAGAAAGCATGGTACGAAACTAATAAAGAAGAAGTCAGAGCTACTCAGAAAGAATACTACAAGGCTAATAGAGAGAGGTGTATAGAGTCTAGTAAGGGATGGCAGAAGGCTAATCCAGATAAACGAGCAGAACACACTAGAGCTTACAACCTAAGAAATCCAGGAAAGGTAAACGCCAGGGCAGCTAAACGTAGAGCAGCGAAGTTACTCCGTACTCCTAACTGGGTATGTTATGATACTATTACAGAGTATTATATATGTGCTAAAAAGTTGCAAGAACTCACAGGTATCGAGTTTCACATTGATCACATTGTTCCTCTTCAAGGAGAACTCGTTAGTGGTCTTCACGTAGCTGCAAACTTACAGATACTGACAGCACATGATAACGTCAGTAAATCTAATTCATTCGAGGTTTGTTGAGTTGACTGATGACGTAAAGCCTAAGCGTGGTAGGCCAACTAAAGCGGCTGTAGCTGCTAAGAAGAAGGGTAAACGCGGCGTACTAGGACGACCTAAAGGTGATGCTTCTGTGATCAACGAGTACAAAGCTCGTATGTTAGCCTCGCCGAAGTCTGCCAAGGTACTGGAGTCGATCTTTGACGCGGCGCTTAACGATGACCATAAGAACCAGGCCGCAGCTTGGAAGATCGTTGTTGACCGGATCGCACCTGTATCAGCATTTGAAAAGGAATTCTTGAAAGATAAGTCTTCTGGTCAGATACAGATAAATATTAGTACAACCGAAGCACCGAAGATTGATGGTGAGATTGTCGAAGGGGACTTTGTTGACGTATAGCTATTTCACACTAGATGAGTTTAAGTGTCAGCAAACTGGAGAGAATCAAATCTCTAAGGACTTTGTTGCTCTGTTGGATGAACTGAGAGGTCTCTGTGGCTTCCCTTTCGTTATTACGTCAGGGTATAGATCACCGTTTCATACAATAGAGGCGAGTAAGGCTGTTTTAGGAATGCACACTAAGGGTATCGCTGCCGACATTGCAGTGAACAACTCTACTGATAGGTTTATCCTTATCGACTGGGCGCTCTCTCTTGGGTTTAGTGGTATCGGTATCGGTTCAGATTTCATCCACTTAGATACCAGAGAGTCTAAACTGATGTGGGTGTATTCTTAGTGGAACTTGACATTGCATTTACACCGTGGCAGACAGAGGTCTATGAAGACCCTGCCCGTTTCAAGGTTGTTGCTGCTGGACGGCGCTGTGGTAAGTCCTATCTTGCAGCCTGGATGTTGTTGCTTAATGCGCTACAGTCCGACAAAGGTTGGTCGTTCTACGTAGCCCCTACACAGGGACAGGCAAGACAGATTATGTGGAAGGTCTTACTTGAGATTGGTCATAAGTTTATTGCCAAAGCCCATATTAACAACCTCGATATAGAATTAATTAACGGACAAACAATAGGACTACGCGGAGCAGACAGACCAGATACTATGAGGGGTGTTTCCCTGAACTATCTAGTTATGGATGAGTACGCTGACATGAAGAGTGAGGTCTGGGAAGAAGTCCTACGACCTACGCTGACAGACCTTCAGGCTCCTGCTTTGTTTATAGGGACACCTAAAGGACGTAACCACTTCTACGATATGTACTCATCAGCGGACTTACAGGCAGAAGGCTTTGATAATTGGTCGGCACATCACTTTACTAGCTATGATAATCCATACCTAGAAACTGCTGAGATTGATTCAGCCAAGAAGTCAATGTCCTCTCATGCGTTCAGACAGGAGTATATGGCATCATTTGAGGCCAAAGGCTCTAACATGTTTGAAGAGTCTTGGGTGTCCTTCGGTGATAAACCAACGACCGGCTCTTACTTTATCGCATGTGACCTGGCAGGCTTCGCAGAACTAGGGAAGAAAAAGAATCCTAGACTGGACAACACAGCAATAGCTATCGCAAAGGTCAACGAAGATGGATGGTTCGTTGAAGATATTATTACTGGCCGTTGGACGTTGGATGAGACAGCACTAAAGATATTCAGAGCTGTGGAGAAATACCAGCCGACTGCTGTAGGTATCGAGAGAGGTATAGCGAAGCAAGCTGTGATCTCTCCACTGTCTGACCTGATGAGGCGCTATGGACGGTTCTTCAATGTGGTTGAGCTTAGTCATGGCAACAAGGCGAAGACTGATCGGATCATGTGGGCGCTCCAGGGTCGGTTCGAGAATGGACATATAAAGTTAAACAAGGGTGACTGGAATGCACAGTTCTTAGATGAACTCTTCCAGTTCCCAGATAAGTTAACGCACGATGATATGGTTGATGCACTTAGTTACATTGACCAGCTAGCACAAGAAGCTTACTTCTTCGACTCGTATGAGGATGATGAGGAATGGCAGCCAACAGACGTAATGGCGGGTTACTGATATGAAGACTTGCAATAAATGTAAAGTCGAGAAATCTCTTGAGTTGTTCAGTAAGCGCAGGCGTGAAAAGGACGGGTTACAGCGTTCTTGTAAGACTTGTTATAATGCTTACAAGAGGGCTTATCGAAAAGCTAATATAGAAGCAGAACTGGAGTATGGTAAGACATACCGCGAAGCTAATAGAGAAAGGATTGCGATATATAACAAAGCCTGGACAGAAGCTAATAGAGATAAGGCAGCGGCGGGTAAGAGAAAGTGGTCGAGAGAGAATCCTGAAAAGGTAGCTGCTTGTACTAAAGCATATAGGACGGCTAATGCAGGTAAGGTAAACGCACTCACCGCAAAGCGCAGAGCGGCTAAGATACAGCGGACGCCTTCGTGGGCTTGTCTTGATAATATTAAAGAATTCTATACTTGTGCTAAGGAACTCGAAGAACTAACAGGTATTGAGTTTCATGTTGACCACATAGTACCTTTGCTCGGTAAGTTTGTGAGCGGTCTGCATGTAGCGCTGAATCTCCAGATCTTAACAGCACACGATAATATATGTAAAAATAATTCATTTGAGGTAGGTTAAGCATGGCAGAGTACAACGATGATTTAACAAAAGTAGATCCTCTTATGCTTGAGGAATCTCTCGAAGATTGGGTTATGACTAAATGTGAGGACTGGCGAGATTCCTACACCAGTAACTATGAAGAACGATTTGAAGAGTACTACCGCCTCTGGAGAGCTATTTGGGATCCCTCAGATAAGGAACGTACTTCTGAGAGGTCAAAACTAATCAACCCAGCACTCCAGCAGGCAGTTGAATCTTCCGTCGCAGAGATCGAAGAAGCCTCCTTTGGACGTGGTAAGTGGTTTGACATCAGTGATAACCTGGGAGATAAAGAATCCAAGGACGTACAGTTCCTCCGTAACAAACTAACTGAGGACTTTGAGAACACAAGAGTGAGGCAGGCAGTTGGCGAGTGTCTTATTAACGCTGCTGTCTATGGCACAGGTATTGCCGAGATCACTATAGAAGAGATTAAGGAAATGAAACCTGCTACGCAGGAGGCTATGGATGGCCAACTTCAAGCCTTTGGTGTTGAGATTACAGACAGGACTGTTGTTAAGATGCGTCCTATCCAGCCTCAGAACTTCCTTATTGAGCCTGTTGCTACCTGTATAGAGGACGCTGTTGGGTGTGCTGTAGATGAGTTTGTTAGCACCCACTACGTCGAAGACTTACAAGAACGTGGTATTTATAGGGATTGCGCGTTAGAAAACGCACCCACAGATACCGACCTAGAACCCGATGATGACTTGACTGTGTATCAGGATGACAAGGTTCGGTTGACTAAATACTACGGGCTTGTACCTAGAGAACTTATTGAAGAAGAAATAGATGGTGTTGAAGGTACCTCCTCTATGGTTGAGGCGATAGTTGTTATTGCCAACGGTGGGCAGCTCTTGAAGGTGGAAGAGAATCCATACATGATGCAGGATCGTCCTGTTGTTGCTTTCTCGTGGGATACAGTTCCTGGTCGCTTCTGGGGCCGTGGTGTTTGTGAGAAGGGCTATATGAGTCAGAAGGCTCTTGATACCGAGTTACGCGCTCGTATAGACGGCCTTGCATTAACGATACACCCAATGATGGCTATGGATGCATCTCGTATGCCTCGTGGAGCTAAGCCTGAGATACGCCCAGGCAAGACTATCCTAACCAACGGAGATCCTAATACAGTGCTCCGTCCGTTTAACTTCGGAACTCTGGATCAGAACACATTTAGCCAAGCTGCGGTACTTCAGCAGATGGTTCAATCAAGCACTGGAGCTATCGACTCTACTGGAATCGGTGGACAAATAAATGGTGAAGGCACCGCGGCGGGTATCTCCATGTCCCTGGGTGCCATCATCAAACGACACAAACGTACCCTCGTTAACTTCCAACAGGGCTTTCTCATTCCTTTTGTTAAGAAGGCTGCGTACCGCTACATGCAGTTCGACCCAGAGCAATATCCCGTCAAGGACTATAAGTTTAATGCAACGTCCTCGTTAGGTATCATCGCTCGTGAGTACGAGGTAGGACAGCTAACTCAATTGCTCCAAACCATGTCTCCTGAGAGTCCTATGTACCCTGCGTTGATTCAGAGTATCGTTGAGAACATGAACCTGAGTAACCGTGAGGAACTTATAGAGACCTTGCAGAAAGCAGCAGAACCCAACCCCGAAGCAGAGCAGATGCGTCAGCAACAGGATCAAGCCGCTCTTGCGTTCCAGCAATCACAGACAGACGCTATCAATGCACAAGCCAGAGAGTCAGACGCACGAGCACAGAAGTACCAGACTGAGACCCAGTTGATGCCCATCGAACTTGAGATTAAGAAGATGGATGTTGCAACGGATTCCCTCCAGGCTGGTGAAGAGGATGATAAGGAGTTTGAAAGAAGGCTCAAGGTAGCTGACAGGGCGCTGAAGGAGAAGGAATTACAGATCAAGATAGGTGAATCAGAACATCGAATGCGTAGAGAGGATGGTAACGTAGCCGCTGAAGCTAAAGTTATGGAGCTACTAGACGGCAACAGATAACCTAAAGCTATTAGCAATGCATGATAAGTTGCTAAAGAAGAAGATGACATAATAGAAATTATTGAAATAACACTAATGACTGGAGTGCTTTAATATGCTAATGACGCAGAAAGAACTAGAACAGATCTTGATATTAATCAGGGTAGAAGTTAACAAAGAGCTTGACATTCGTGAGCAACAGGCAGCAGATAAGAAGAAGGCTGTAAAGAAAGTTAAAGAAAGTGCTTGACATTTACTCGAAAGTATGGTATAATATACCTGTACCACATCAATTAACACTCTAGGAGAATCCTTATATGGAACCTGAGCTACAAACTTACTTCAATGACTACGATGACCTATTCTTAACAAGCGGCTGGAAACAGCTAGTTAATGAATTTGCTCAGAATGCTACTGTAATCAACTCAGTAGAAGCTACGACGGATAGTGATGACCTTCACTTTAGAAAGGGACAGCTAAACATTATAGCCTCTATTATACACTTCCAGGCTCTGATTAGACAGGCCCAGGAAGATGCTGAAGCACCTAATGCTGAAGATATTTGATTATAGATGCTCAACGTGTGATGAAGTAACAGAGCACATAGTTACAGACCCCGCTGCGGAACTCCTCTGTGAGTGCGGCACAATAAAGAAAAAGATGGTATCAAGTCCTGCGTTCATACTCGACGGCGCTTCTGGGGATTTCCCTGGCCGTCACATGAGGTGGATCAAAGAGCATGAAAAGGCAGGCAGCACGGAAACCCCTCAAGGGTAACTTCCTAAATTTATATCCATAATACCTAACGGTACGGAGTTTAATAATGGCTAGAGCTACATTAGTTGAAGAGCAAATTGAAGACCAGGCTGACGAACTGGATGTAACCAACTCGGTAACAGATTTAGAGGAAGAACCTCAAGAGACAGAACAAGTCGAAGAGGCCCCTCAGCTACCGGATAAGTACAGAGACAAATCACTTGAAGACTTGGTGCACATGCATCAGGAAGCTGAAAAGATGATAGGTCGCCACAGTTCAGAAGTTGGAGAACTTCGCGGCGTTGTTGATAACTTTATAACGACGCAGACTGCTCAACAGCAACAGCCACCTCAGCAAGAAGACGATACAGAAGATGTTGATTTCTTTACTGACCCACAAAAAGCAGTATCACGGGCCATAGAGAATCATCCAAAGATAAAGCAAGCAGAACAACATGCATTTCAGCAGCAACGTGAGGCACTTAAAACACGCTTTGCACAGGAACATCCTGACGCTAAAGAGATCATGGGCGATGCTTCTTTCATTGATTGGATTAAGGGATCTGAATATAGAACTCAGATGTTTGTAGATGCGGACCAGAATTATAACTTTGCCGCTGCGAATGAGTTGTTTTCCCTCTGGAAAGAGAGAACCAGCATGGCGCAGCAGACCGCTGAAGTAGACAAGAAAGCTCGCAAGAGTAGTTCTAAAGCAGCCCAGACAGGTTCTGGTCGCAGTGCTCAAACGGGAAGTCGTAAAAAGATATACCGTAGAGCAGATATTATTAAACTCATGGTTGACGACCCTGACCGTTATGCTTCTCTCAATGATGAGATTATGCAGGCTTACTCAGAAGGTCGCGTTAAATAAATTTAGGAGAACGACATGGCTAGTGAAACATCAGGTGCCTATTTTACAGCGAATGCTGTAGTAGACAAAACCGCAGCAGGTACATTCATTCCAGAAATCTGGAGTGACGAGGTAATCGCTGCATATCAAAAGAACCTTAAAGTTGCACCGTTAGTTAAGCGGTTGTCAATGAAAGGCAAGAAGGGCGACGTAATACATATACCGAAGCCTGTACGTGGTTCAGCAGCTGCTAAGGCAGAGGCTACTGCGGTAACTATTCAAGCGAACCTAGAGAGCGAGTTGCAGGTAACTGTTGACCAGCACTGGGAATACTCTCGTTTGATCGAAGACATTGTAGACGTACAAGGGCTTAACAGTCTGCGTCAGTTCTACACCGAAGATGCTGGTTATCAACTAGCCCTTCAAATGGATACGCATCTTATCAATACTGCCACTGGTTTCGGTGATGGTACTAAGACGCTTGCTCCTACTGACGGTGCTAACTGGGAAAACACAAACAGTTATTACTTCAACGCTGCTACTGGCCTGACCATCTATACTGATGATACGGTTGCTACTGGTGATAACTTCACTGACCTCGGTTTCCGTGAAGCTATTAAGTTGATGGATGACGCAAACGTGCCTATGGACGGTCGTTGTTTGATAATCCCACCTGCTGCTCGTAAGTCTATCCTGGGCCTTGAGCGTTACGTTTCTAGCGATTTCCGCGACGAGCGTAGTGTGAAGACTGGCTTGGTTGGTTCTGTGTACGGCGTTGACATTTACGTGTCAAGCAATGCACCTACCCTTGAGACTTCTGGTCAGAACGCTGGCGGCTCTATCGCTGTTCGCGGTTGTTTGTTTATGCACAAGGATGCGATTGTCTGTGCAGAGCAGCTGGCTGTTCGGTCTCAAACCCAATACAAGCAAGAATATTTAAGTACGCTCTATACTGCTGATACCATATATGGTACACAGGTTTACCGTCCCGAAGCTGGATTCATCCTAGCCATCGCAGACGAGTAACACAAACAGCCCTGCTTACATAGAGGGCTTCTTTTATGTATTCCTTCGACGAGGGTGTACATAAAAGATTGACAGAAACAACAGAGTGTGTTATAATAGTAGTCAGTATTAATTACTTAGGTATACTCTATGAAGACTTGTACTACTTGTAACGAATCCAAAGAGCTTTCAATGTTCAATCGAAAGGATGAGCAAACTCTAAAGTCTCATTGTAAGATATGTCAAGCTGCTTATAACAGAGCATACAAGGCTAAGAACAAAGATAAGATCTCTGCTGCTAACAAGAAGCACCACGAAGAAAATAAAGAATACTGGAAAGAGAAGAACGCTAAATACTACGCAGAGAACAAAGAATACTTCAGCGATTGGGCTAAGAGTTACAGAGCAGAACACGGCGAGCGTCTAAACGAGTACGACCGAGAATGGGCTAAGAACAACCCAGAAAACAGTAATGCTAGAAGTGCAAAGCGCAGAGCAGCAAAGCTCCAGCGAACTCCAGCATACACAGATACGTGTCCCTGGCAGCAGTTCTGGCTCAAGGAACATTACTGTACCGCAAAGGTACTAGAAAAGATGACAGGTAGAGTCTACCACGTCGATCACATAATACCATTACAAGGTGAGTTTGTCTCCGGCCTGCACGTAGCAGAAAACCTACAAGTCATACCTGCAACTGAAAACCTCAGTAAATCAAATATATTTAAGGTAGGTTAATACATGTCAGACTATACAAAGCTAGTAGATTTTCAAGTCAAGGATGCACTGCCTACCGGAGATGCAGATAAAATTGTTAAAGGCACAGAGATCGAAACAGAACTCGATAACATCGCTATCGCCATCGCTACAAAATCCAACTCCGCAAGTCCAACCTTCACAGGTACAGTTACGATTCCAACGCTGTCGCTCACCACTGACTTGTCAGTTGCTGACGGTGGCACAGGTGCGTCTTCGTTAACTGATGGTGGTGTTCTACTTGGTTCCGGTACTGGAGCCATCACAGCTATGGGTGTTCTCGCTGACGGTGAAATGATCGTCGGTGACGGCACTACTGATCCTGTTGCAGAATCTGGAGCGACCCTTAGAACCTCTATTGGTGTTGATGCCGCTGGTACTGATAACTCAACTGACGTTACGTTTGCTGGTACTGGAACGTACATATCCCTGTCCGGTCAGGAGATCACCGTAGATCCTATTACTGAAAGTGACATCTCTGACCTTGGCCCGTACAATAATTACTCGCATCCTAACCATAGCGGTGATGTAACAAGCACTGGCGATGGTGCGACCGTTATAGCTAACAACGCAGTGACATTAGCAAAGATGGCTGAGATGGCTACAGCTTCGTTGCTCGGTAGAAGTACAGCTGCTACAGGCGACCCTGAAGTACTATCGAAAGCTACTGCACTAGCACTTCTAAATGTTGAAGATGGTGCTGACGTAACTGACGCGACCAACGTAAATGCAGCTGGCGCGTTAATGGATAGTGAAGTTGACGCGGATATTAAAACACTGTCTTTGCCTGCAAGTACGACTATTTCAACCTTTGCAGCAACAATACTGGACGATGCAACCGCAGGGGCAGTAAGGACGACGATAGGTGCTGGTGTCGGCGATGCTCTCACCTCTGGGAATCTTTCGCAATTTGCCGCCACTACGTCTGCTCAGCTTTTGGCCTTACTATCGGATGAGACAGGAACAGGGAAAGCGGTCTTTGCAACTAACCCCACACTGACAGGCGCAACTTTGGCTGGCGAACTTGCTGGTGCTGATAACACTGTTTCAAGGGTTAATCTGAAAGACTACGGCGAAGTGACCAACGCGATTGGATCAACAGGTGGTGGTACTCAGGATATAGACGTAACGGCGGGCAATTCGGTTTCTGCTACGGTAGACACCAGCGCAAACACGTTTACGTTCTCCGATCCTACAGCCTCGGATGAAATGTGCAGCTTTACGCTTGTACTTACTAATGGCGGTTCGCAGACAGTTACATGGCCTGCCTCGGTAGATTGGCCTGCCGCTACCGCACCAACTTTAACGGCGGCGGGTGTTGATGTGCTTACGTTTTTTACTATTGACGGTGGTACGATTTGGCATGGTGCAATAGCTATAACGGCGAGCGCATAAGATGCCAGCACCAAGACGAGCATTGATGGCGGCAGCGGGTTCAGCGGGTTCAGCGGGCGGCGGTGATGTGCTTCCACTGGGCACTGACCTAGATGGCACTAATGATTATCTATCAATAAGTGGAGCACTAACAGGTAACAGTGACGGTAAGGAATTTACGCTTAGTTTTTGGATTTACAATGATGAAGAAGCCGATAATCACTGGATTCTTAGTAACTATGATACTGGATATGAAACATTTTATATGTATTTATCAGCGGCAGGAGGCTGGAATCTAGGTTCAAAAAATACAAGTGCTGCTGCTAATTTATTCGCATACGGCCCAGCCACTTCTGATGAATTTCCCAGTAATACGTGGATTCATTTTTTAGTCAGCGTTGATTTGGCAGATACCGGAAATCGTTCAGTGTACATAAATGACGAAATTGCCAGTGCCACATGGTCAACCTATGGCAATAGTAATATAGATTTTACTAGTAATAACTATTATGCGGGAACAAAAGGTTCTCTAGCCACAGATACGATGATGAAGGGTAGGCTTGCGAATCTCTATTTGGATTATACCTATAGAGATATGGCGACAGAAGGCAACCGAAGATTATTTAATCAAATAAGCGACACTGAGGGTCTTATACCTTCTGACAGTTTACCCAGTGGATTCCTAACAGCCTTCACAGACCCCGATGACCTAACGGCTAACGATGGCACCAGCGGCGATGCTTGGACAGTCAACGGAACAATGGCGCGGAGTAATCGGGGGGCTAATCAGTGGAACGCCGCTGCTTCTACATTCGATGGTTCAGCCGACTACGTTCATTCGACAGGCTTAACAGGTGCATCCGGATCAAAAGTATTTACTTGTAACTTCGATATAAAAACCACCAATGCAGTATTTGAGTATGTGTGGGCGATTGACATTAAGGTTGTATTCCAAATAGACACGGCTGGGTATCTAAGGCTATATGCAAGAAATTCGGCGGGGACTTTAATATTAAACGCTACCGTCACTGAAAAAATAAACAACGATCGAAATTGGAATGTGTCTGTAATTATAGACATGGCGGATACCGGGAAAAGGTTTGTTTATCTCAATGGGGTAAGCGCATCAGTTACGTGGTCAACATACACAAATGACACTATTGATATTACAGACACCATGGATGTCGGAGTTGGTGCCAGTTCAACAGGTTCAGGGCATTATGCTATGGATTTGGGTAACTTTTATTTTGACACTTCATATGTCGATATACCAACCGATGACCCTCTCTGGGATGCTGAAACCAACAAACCTAAACACCTCGGTGAAGATGGTGAATTACCCACAGGCTCAAGCCCGTTAATTTATCTACCACTTAGAGCCGATGATGCTGGGAATAATCTTGGCACAGGTGGAGACTTCACAGTTAACAGCGGGCCGTTCACAGGTGCGCGTGGCGGTAGTGAGTATTGGGCTAGGAGCATGTTAGGAGCGGGTGGTTTAGGCCGTATTAATAACACCACTATTACGAATCCCCCCTCCACATCAAAAACCATATCGGTGGCGTACTGGTTCAATGTGGATGTGGCAAACACTAGCGACTATATTTTGAACTTAGACACGGGAGCAGGGGCGCAGCGTTTCCTTATTGGTGAGACACTGGGCAAGCCCTTCGTACAGGCTATAAGTTCTGCGGGTTCAAATATCCTCTTAGCTACCGCACCCTCGGCGGCCTCCGTAAATACTTGGCACAGTGTTCTTGCAAGTTTTGATTTGTCAGACACAGGAAAAAGGCAAATGTATATTGATGGTGTATCAGTTACGCCAACGTATCAATTTTATTCAAATACCGATATGGACTGGGCAAATCTTGCTCGACTATATGTAGGTTCTTCAGCAGCGCATGGCCAAGTATGGGATGGTGAAGTCAGTAATCTATATGTCACTAGCGAGTACATAGATTTTTCTGATGAAGACGTTCGTCTACAGTTTATTGACGACTTGGGCTACCCAAGACCGCTAGACGGGCTAATAGCAGACGCAACTATACCAGAACCTTTTGTATTCTTTAAATTTGAAGACCCTAACAGTTTAGAGACTAACAGCGGAACGGCTAATGGCACATACGCCATAGTTGGTTCCATCTTACCCGGAGCAGATGTAAATGGATAAATTGATTAAAGCAACAGGTTCAACGGTAGACAAATACCCCTACAGTATACATCTGTTAAAGAAAGACAATCCAAACACCTCATTTCCTAAACAACTGGATGATGCTCAGTTAGCTGTTTTTGGTGTTTATCCCGTGGCTGTAGATACAAAGTCAGCCTACGACCCACTCACAGCGAGTCTTGTTGAAGGTCAGCCCGTTTATGCCTCTGGTGCGTGGTCTATCCCGTGGGAGATTGTTGACATATTCTCTGACACTGAAGAAGGAGGCGTTGTCACAACCAAGGCAGAGCATGAAGCGGCTTACGCTGCTAGAGTTGCTTCGGACGCCCTGTCAGAGTCAGAATCCATACGCAAGCGCGAAGGTGTACTGTTTGAAGGCGTTATGTGCTCTGGTAACAAAGAAGATTTGTGGGGCTTAAACGCGCTTAAAGAGTACATCGCTGCTGGGCAGTCTGTACCATTTTATTTTCAAAATGGCAATATGCTGATTATTACGCCGGATAACATGGCTGCGTTTGGAGCTGTTTGGGTTCCATTTCGCGCTTCGTTCTTCCCACTGCCAAAATAAGAGGTAGTGACTGATGGAAGAACGCAGGACGGCAGAAGTATACACACACGATGACATTATTACTAAGTTGGCACTCGGAGAACAACAGGGCGTAGACAACCGAAAGCTACTAATCTGGTTAGTTAGTGTCACAACAGCAGTTGCTTTATTTATTACAGGGACGTTGCTGAACCAAGCAATATCCCTGTCGGCCAACCGCGCATCAGACGTTGCACTATACGAACAGCATAAGCGCTTTGAGGCAGACTCAATAACGACACGCAGGGACTACATATTAACCTTTAACGACCTGGTACGCTCAGTTGATATGCTGGCTAACAAAATATACATGGCACAAGCAGACTCCGAACAGTCTAGCGAGAAGCGCATGTCACACCATGAAGAGGTCTACAACCATGATAAGGATTAGTTTTCTGTTGTTGCTCCTAACCGGATGTGCAGCAACTCCTCTAACAGACAACCCAGATGCAGGGTACTTTCTAGTGTCTAAGGGTGGAGTCAGCGGTGTTGTTCAAATGATCTCTGGCGGTGTTCAGTATTGTAAAGTAACCCAGTCAAACCTGGGCAGTACAACTTTCAACGTGTCGGTCAAGTACGACGGAGACACTTGTTTAGTGGAGGCAACCTCTAGTGATAAAACAACCGCGATACTCGTTGACTGATGACGGCAATGGCCACCTCGACAGAACCTACGTATTTCAATGTCCCATTATAGGACAACCGTGCTCCACAGAACACATAGACTTAATGGCTACGGGTAGTTTAAACATCTACGCAGGTTATGTTTGGGACTTTGGTAGTGGGCCAGCAGTGGATACTCCAGCGGTTGTATATGCCTCCCTTGGACACGATCCACTCTACGATTTAATCGGTAAAGGTAAGTTACCAAAGCGGTACAGAAAGGAAGCTGACGTTTGGTTTAGAGAATTATTAAAGGAAGCTGGTATGAGTTGGTTCCGCAGACAGTACATGTACTTAGCAGTTAGGTATGGTTATCCGTTAACTCAGGTGTTTAAGTAAGATGCCCTATCCGAACTTTACAGCAGAAGAACTAGCAGGGTTTGCAGCCCAGGCGCAACAGTATCAAACTTATACGGCTCCTGTGCCTGCGCCTACGATGTTAACACAGACAGCTCCTGTACAGCAACAATACAGTATGCCCACAGCAGAACAAATTGCAGCAATACAAGCTCAGTACGCATCAGTACCTGTGCAGGCACCTACGCCGATAGTCCCTCAATATAGCGGTATGCTTACATTACCTCCTGAAGCGCAGCAAGCGTACGATAACTACTTAGCTCAGCAGGCACCTGTGCAGCAGACTGTTCAAGCACCTGCACCAGTGCCTGCACCAGTACCTGTTCAGCAACCTATTCAGGCTCCTGCACCAGTACCTGTTCAGCAACCTATTCAGGCTCCTGCACCAGGACTTCTTACAAACTCCTTTGATGCTTATGAGCTGGAGGGAGTTGATTCTGCTTCTAAGTTTCAGATCGAACAAGGACTAGATAACCGTCCAGACCTTACAGGCACTGCTATAGAAGACTCTTATCTACCTAACAGACCTGTTGGAGAAGATGTAACTGAAACCGATATGCTAGAGTGGAGTAACTACTATAAAGATAATCCTGATCTTAAGAATGGCATCTCAGTGGACGAGCAATCAGACCTACTCTACTGGGATTGGCTTAATGGCGACCTAACAAAGAAGGAACTGTTTCAAGCAGGTAAGGAGCTACGTCTTGCTAATGGTTTAGATGAGCGCCACATAAGTATAGACGGTAGAGATAATCATCGTTTCGAGTGGCGAGCTAGTAAGGGACGCAAGACTGGAGGAACTCCAACAGAGTTGTTTCAAAAGAACCATGCCAAAGTTGGCGGTTACTTTGATAAAGAGAAGCTTCCTGGTGGTAGTTTCTTTCAAGACGAAGTATTAGCTAATCCTATAGTACGTACAGGAGCGGCTATAGCCACGTCAGGCGCTTCAGAGCTTGCGATAGCAGCTGGCAAAGCACTTAACGGAGAAACTCTTCACGGTGCAGACTACGCAGGGGCGGTTACGGGAGCTGTAGGGCTAGGAGGTGGTTTAGCTAAGATGGGTATTCCTGGTGTGTCTACCTTTGCAGCTACTAATCCTTACCTGACAGCAGGGCTTCAGCAAGGTGCTCTAACTGGGATCACTGGTGGCGATATAGATGATATATTAAAATCTGTTGCCGCTGGTTCTGCTACAGCTAACGTAGCTGGATTAGCTGAGATCGCGGGGTTGGATAAGTTTAGTAACTTACTTGCTAACGATAATGCTGCTGGTACGTTTACGTCCTCCCTTACGTCTGATATTCTCAACCAAGCAATACAGACAGGTAGCGTAGACTTAGGCGACGCATTGGAGACCAGTGCAATCAATACAGGTATCGACGTTGTTGGTAACATTATCCAGCAAGCCGAGTCCACTAGAGACCCTCAGAAGATGTTTGAGGAAGGTGCTTTACTTAATGGCGAGGAAATATCTGCTGAGGACGCTGCTATGCTTGCCGATACAAGCAGTGGTTACGCGTTATTCGGGCCTGATAGTATCGTGTCTAATATCTTCGACATAGAAACAAGCTATATACCGACCGACCTACTAGGCTCTGCAATGGATTGGGTGTTAGGCAAAGATTCAAGAGACATGGCAATTTCCCCTGACGGCTCTAAATATCCAGTGATAGACGGTGACATCTATTTAGATAATGGTGTAGTCGTGTCTGCAAACGGCCTCGGTAAAGGAGACTATGCTGACTGGGAAGCCACAGTTGAGCCTTCTCGTTTTGGTGCAAACGATGTATTAGCAATGATCGGTGAGGGTGTTTCTGACTTTAAAGAGCACCTATCCAACACAGGCTACGACGGCATTGAAGTAACTACAGACATCTTCGGACAAGATCCAGAGGTGGCGGGGAATGTTAGCAACGACTACGATGAACGCTTCTTTGATCCTTTTGCAGACAGATCGTTTAATAGTTCATTAGAGGATATGGGTATCTATGAAGAGAATCCCTTTGGAGTTAACCATACTGGAACAGAACTGACTCTAGCTGAAGAGAATGTAGCGGCTTTGGAAGGGTTGGATATAAGAACAGGAGAGGCTCAGTTGCCTGCTGGCAGTTCTTACGCGGGAGAGATAGAAGAATATACCGCCAACGTAGAAACTTCCGAGCAAGATGCTAGTGCTGACGATGAGGTGGTAGGAGTCGTTACTGACCCGATAGTTGTTGAGGACGTTATCACTGACGATGAGGTGGTAGGAACTAGGACAGCTCGCTCCGAAGTAGATGAGACAGAGCCAGAACTACCTGGTACACAGAGCCAGACAACTACTACTACGGCTACAGATGACACTTCCTACAGAGACGAGACTGAGGAAGAGTTGCCAGGAGGTGGTGATGATACTCTGCCGAGTAGGGGACTCTTAGGAGGAGGTGGAGGTGCTGGCGACTTCAACGCATACATGAAGAAGCTAGACTGGAAACGACCCGACGTTGTACAGAATATACTTCTACCCAGGAACAACGCACTCGATGAAATAGCAATGCTGACAAATAGGCTGATAACATGACATACTTAGATTTGGTAAACAACGTACTCCGACGCTTGCGAGAAACAGAAGTCTCAAGTGTGCCACAGTCAACATACAGCGTTATGGTTGGCGACTTCATTAATGATGCCAAGACAGTTGTCGAACAAGCGTGGCAGTGGTCAACGCTACGAACTACACTAACTGTCCCTACTGTTGCTTCGACTACGACCTATGTGCTCACAGGCTTTGGAGATGCAGCTACATTCACTGGAGCAGTTAATGACACAAGCAACGCTGTATTAGAATACCGACCGAAGCGTTGGATAGAGGAGCAGATATACGTCGGAGGAGGCGCTTCAGGCTCTCCAAAGTACTACACCTTTGCTGGTGTTGATTCAAACGGCGATGCACAGGTACAAGTCTACCCAACACCTGACGCGGTTTACTCCTTGCGTTTCGACACAGTGCTGCAACAGGGTGAGTTGACAGACGGAACTGATGTGTTGTTGATCCCGCACATGCCAGTCCTTCACTTAGCCCTTGCATTACTTGCACGAGAGCGTGGTGAGAACCAAGGCAGTACAGCTCAAGAGTACTTCGTTGTTGCCGATAACTATTTAACAGATGCTATCGCGTATGACGCAGCAAGACACCCCGAAGAGACAGTGTGGTATAGCTAATGGCGTTACAACTACAAGACATATCTATCGTTGCACCTGGTTTCAAAGGAATCAATACAGAAGATTCTCCTTTGGCTCAGGAAGCTTCCTTTGCAGACGTAGCAGATAACACGATTATTGATCGGCGCGGTCGGATGGCATCACGCAAGGGTCGTACGTTACTGACCACCACAGATACCGAACTAAATAACCAACCTGTTAACGCTATTGGAAAGTACAAAGACGACGCAGGAAATGCAAAGTTATTCTTCACTGGTAACAACAAGATACTGAGTAACGCCGTTACGATTACAGATGAGACACCTGGCTCGTACACCATAACAGCAGACGATTGGAAGATAGTTAACTTTAACGACAATCTTTACTTTTTCCAGTCAGGACATGAACCGTTAGTTTATAACAACACTCTCGGTGCAGTTACAAAGATGTCCTCTATTGCTGGTGCTGCTGCTGTAACCTCTGCGATGTACGGCGATGAAGTCATCGGTGCATGGGGACGACTCTGGACAGCTAATATGGCTGCTGATAAATCAACTATATACTGGTCAGACCTACAGTTAGGTGCTCAGTGGAGCGGTGGATCTTCTGGCTCTATTGACATCTCTGATTCCTGGCCTGATGGTCACGATGAGATAGTTGGACTGGCAGCACATAACAGTTTGTTGATCATCTTTGGTCGCCACAGTATCATTACATATTCTGGTGCAGATTCGCCTTCAACGATGGCTATCCAAGATACTATTACTGGTGTTGGCTGTGTTGGTAGAGACTCAATACAGTACACAGGTATTGATCTGTTATTCTTATCAGACACTGGCCTAAGATCCCTCGGTAGAACCATACAAGAAAAGTCAATGCCACTTACGGAGCGATCTCTGCACGTTAAGACGCAGATGACTGCTTACATCCAAACAGAAACCTTAGCATACAGGGCAGTGTATTCTCCTGAGAATGGGTTTTACCTGTTACACTTTCAGGATGTTGGTGTTACTTACTGTTTCGACCTCAGAGGTGAACTCGACGACGGTTCCTACCGCGTAACACGTTGGACTGCTACGATCTTCGATTCGTTCTTCAGAGACAAAGATGACGGTACTCTCTACATGGGAACCACTGAAGGTATCTGTACATATTCTGGATACACTGACAACGGTGCTAAGTATCGTTTTAAATATTCAAGTCCTTCCCTGGCGTTTGGTGACTCTTCTCGTTTGAAGTTTCTGAAGAAGATTAAACCGACACTGGTAGGAGGCAACGGAGAGACAGCAATCGTTTCTTGGGCGTATGACTTTGCTCAGACTAAAGCGTTTGCATCCTTCCCAGTTGGCAACGAGTCAACAGCATTCTACGGAATAGATGAGTACAACATAGCCGAGTATAACTCTGGCGCACTCGCTACACGTAAATCAATTAACGCAAATGGTTCTGGTGAAGTTATCGCCATCTCTTTTGAGATAGACATTACAGGATTCCCTGTATCGCTTCAGGAACTAAACATATTAGCAACAATAGGGAAGGTGACTTAGATGGGTAGCTTATGGGATGAAATTACAACGTGGGCAGGCAACAACACAAGCGACGCGATAGGTACTGCCGCGGGCGTTGCTGGTGTCTATAAAGCCTATGACGACCTTGGAGGCATTGGAGATACAGCACTGTCTAAGGCAGGGAGCTTAGCAGATACTATGCAGTCTCAGTCTCAGTTTAAACCGTATGGTGTTACTACTGGTTCGGGTGCTGGCTTTGGTATGCAGCAAGACCCCATTACAGGGCAGATGTCATACCAGACTTCGTTGAGTGATTCTGAGATGAACCTGCAAAACACAATGCAGACCAACGCCCTGACTGCATTAAGCAATGCCAATCCGAAAGGCTACGGTAATATCCAAGACTCTGCGTACCAGGCTAATATGGCTGGTCAGGACTTTATGACTAGAGCGGGTCAAGGCACTGGGTCGCGTGAATCTGACATCTATAATCGAATGAGGGCTATGCAGTCCCCTGAAGAAGAACGCCAACGGATGATGTTGGAAGAACGACAGTTTAACCAAGGTCGTCAAGGAGTAAGCACTGCTATGTACGGAGGTACTCCTGAGCAGTTGGCAATGCAGAAGGCACAGGCAGAGGCGCAGAACACGGCATCTGTACAGGCTATACAGCAAGCTCAAGCAGAGCAAATGCAGCAAGCACAGATCGGGCAGCAGTATAAGCAACTACAGGGTCAGTTGGCAACTCAGGGGTCTGGTTTGATGACAGCTGAGCAACAACGTGGCCTCTCTGGTTTGCAGGGATCTTACATCCCACAGGCAGGTATGTTAGACGCACTACAGCCTGGCATGACAGCAGCCGCAGCACAGCAACAGAATCAGCAATACGGTTTAGGACTATGGGGCGAGACTCAGATGAGTGGCCTAGATGCTTACCTTGGTGCAAACCTCGGCGCAGGAAACTTATTAGGCAATGCAGCCTCTGGCGTGTTAGCTGGTATCTACGGAAACAAAGGAGAGTAGTTATGCCTAAGTTTAGCAATCAATTAATACAAGGGCTGACTAACCCAACGTACAGTGATAACTTAGCACAGGCTGGTATGTTGATGGGAAGTGCTCCGCGTAGGGCTAGGGAAGAAGAAGACAGGAAGAAACGGCAGGGCGCAGCACAGGCGATCACCACTCAGGGAATGCAAGGCGCGCAGGCAGGTGAAGTTCCTCGTTTGGATGTACAGATTGCAAAGATGCAGGAACTAGCAGCAGCATCTCCGTCAGCAAAGGAACGCGCTGTACTTGAAGGTAAGGTCAATACGTTGCAGGGCATGCGTCAGATGGCTCTTAATAAACAATCTAACAACCATGTTAGTGCTGTTCTGAAGATTAATAAGATGTTGGATAAGCCTGAGTCATTAGATCCAAGAGCAAAGACTGCCTTTGAAGACAGGCGAGAGCAGTTACTAGGTGATGTTGATGTTGAACGTAAAGTCATGCAAGTGCAGAGTGAGCAGAACAAAGCACAGACTGAGCAGGAAGCTAGAGACAGTAAGGCTTGGGTGGAGAAGAACTTAGGTGCGTTGAGTGCAGCAGCTCAAGACTTAGAAAACCCAAATAGGATTGCAGCAGTTCTTAAGAGTGCTCCTGAAGGCTCTCGCCTTGCATCTCAAAAGTTAGCTAATGACTTTACAAATGCTGCTCGGTCTGACTGGGAGTTCAAACAGAAACAGAAGGGAGCTAGGGTAGTTACTAACGTTGAAGGCGCAAAGGCTTTACTGGAAGGACTCCCGCAAGAGTACCTCGATTCAGCACAGCCTTTACTGACTAACCTTGAGAAGATTGCTAAGGAAGGCAAGAACTCAGACGGCACTTGGAAGACAGGAGAGGACACAAAGTACAAACGTGCAGAGCAAATGTTTTCAGATCAGGTTAGGTCTTTCAGGAACAGCGCCGCTACGACAGCGTTTGCTCAATCAACTGCTGATGATAAAGACTATAAGGACGACATGTTTGTGGCAGAGCTACGTGTTAACCAGATGCCTGACCAGGTTAAAGTTAACAGAATGGCTGCGGTCTACGCAGATCAGAACAAGCGTCCTGGAAAGCCTACTAAGGCAGATTACAGTCAGGCACATAAAGACGTTTTAGATGAAATGAATTACAACTATACGCAAGAAGTTAAAGCTATCAACGCTCGTTATGGTAGAACTGAAGCAGAAGAAGCGCCTACCGAGAACAAGGCAGGCTCTAGGGCAGACCGCATATCTGCATATGTTACTGCCTCCTACTCTGACGGCAACTCATACGCTCACACCAAAGCAAAACTAAAAGAGATGGGCATTGAGGGAGCTGAAGCTGAAGAGTTCTTAGAGCCTTCAGCTACAGACGGTGCTTTCGGGGGTAGTTATATGTCTTCAAAGAGACTTGCACCAGAAGCAGCTTACGTTAAGAAACTAAGAGGAGGCTCCTAAGCAATGGCTTCGGAATCGGATAAGTTATTTGCAGATCTAATGGCTTCGGGCAACGATGAAACCGAATCTGACGTACTGTTTAAGGCTCTAATAAGTGATAGAGACCCTCGACTAGGCAGGTATGAAGAAGTAAATGAAGACTATAGTGCTTTCCGCTCAGGCGCTGTCGAGTTTGTTGAGGGCGCTATTGGTGCAGGTGACGAACTAGATGCGCTGATACGCAGAATGACAGGCGATGCAGATACTTGGGACGAGGCTATCACAGAATCCAGAGCAGACCTTGAGAGGTTCGGGGATGAGAATCCATTAACATCAACTCTCCTGTTCGGCACTGGCCTCGTTTCCGGTTTCTTTATCCCAGGCGCAGGCATGGTTAAGGTCGCACAGGCAGGCACGAAAGCACAGAGAGCTATGAAGGTAGGTGCTTTGTCGGCAGCTGAAGGTTCTGTTTACGGCTTCCTAGCAAGTGAGGGCGATGAACGTGCAAGCGGTGCTCTCATGGGCGCTGGTGTTGGTGGTGTTCTCGGTGCTGCTTCAGGCGCGTTTTTAACTAAGGGTGCAACTAAAGCAACTGACAAGTTCCTTAACGTAGACGGTCAAGGTAGCCACATAGGTGGTGTTGAAGGCTTTAGTAAGTCAGGTAAGGTAAAGCAGGGAGGCCGATTAGGTTTCGCAGCAGATACTACACTAGGCGCTAGGACAGCAGGCGAAGTAACTGAAGGTGAAGCAGGAAGGGCAGCACACACAGAAGGCGACTTCCTGGACTCTGTGTTTTTATCTACAAAGGAGTGGATCAGTAAACATGCCAGTCCTAGGGCAGCTCGGTTAGCTGAAGACTCTGGCACGATGATACGCGCAGATGAGCAGATGATCGAAGAAGTATTCGACACTACGCTTAAGGGCGCTCAAGAACTATTCGAGAACAACAGAGCGTTGAAGACGATGGCTCTGAATATGAACGAGACACTCCCTAGTGGTAAGCGTGTAAGCTGGGAAGATCTAAAGAATGCAACTAAAAGCCCTAACGAAAGAAGCATCATTGAAAATCTAGAGGATCAAGTCAAGCTACTTCAGTCCGAAGACTTTGTTAAATCCTCTGACGTTGACTTCTTTCCTACAAAGCGACTACCTGGTTTTGACTCAGTTAGGAAACCTACAGATTCAGAATACTTTAACCCACTAATAGCTGTGAAGGACTACGCTCAGGATATATCAGCAGCTAAGGTGTTAGCACATAAGTTTGGCATAGACTTCGCTTCAGTTAAACAGCCTGTTAAGGGTGAGGTGAAGAGTCGTCTTAACTTAGTGATAGAAGCTATCGGTAAAGAAGCTAAAGATCAAGGTGCAAGCTCTGATGTAGCAGCTAACCTAATGAATGGTTTAACAACTCAGATGGTAGCGTCGAAGCAGGGAGGTAACACAATTGGTGCAATACTACGTCGTGTGACCAGCACTGCTCTCCTAGCAAATCCACTCAACGCTGTGTTGAACATGGCTGAAGGAGTGACAGCACCCATATATCAGAATGGTGTTAGGGCTTGGGCTGAGACACTACCTGGCGCTATCTTGTCTACGTTTCAGAAGACGGCAGGCATTAAGAATAAGAACTGGATGTCACAGCATCAGCTCGGTTTAGATTCTGACTTCATGGGAGAGCTTGCTCAGGCTGGTAAGAAGGAAATGACCAACGCTGCTGAGACTGCCCGTATGGTTAAGATTGGCAACGTAGCCGACATAGGCAATAAAACACTTTATGGACTCTCCGGTGTCTCTACCGTTAACCGCATGGGGCAAGAAATGTTAGCTAACAGTGCTATCAAAAGAGGTATGAAGCTTGCTAAGAGCGGTTCAAAGAAGTCTCTTGACAAGCTACGTAAGCATGATGGTATGAGGGGCTTAGATGAGGTTGAGTTTCAGGCTACTATCAACGCACTCAAAGAAGGCAGCATGGAGAACCCCTGGATGGTTAACTTTGCTGGTGCTTCATTGAACAAGTGGCAGCCAGTCAGCGCAGCAACCCTGCCCAAAGCCTTCCATGACAACCCTAACGGACGTATGATGTACAGCATGTTGTCATACATGAACCGCCAGATGAATGGAATGCGTACCGACATAGGGCTGAATATGTATAAGGCGAAGCAGCTTGGTGTTAACAGTAAAGAAGGTGCAACTGCTATGCGAGAGGCGATGTTGAATTCTGCCAAGTACGCTGGTATATTTGGAGTTGCTGCGGGTATCTGGGATGACTTCCGTATGACACTGGATCAGTCCAAAGAAGACAAGACACTAGCGAACCTGTTCACTCCTGATGGCGTGTCTAATGCGTTTATGAATCAGATAGGTTCTAACATATCCTCTGGAATAATGAACATTAGGGCTGAAGAGTATGGCGGTGACGTACTTGAACCTATACCTGCTCCCGTTTCTGCCCTCTTTAGGCTAGGTAGTGGTGGCTATAGTACAGGAAAGAACCTGTTAACTGGTGAGAACGATCCATTCAATCCATTGTTGAAGGCAACTCAGACTTACGTCCCAGGATTCTCCAACATAGATCGAATAGTTCGTATGGGTACTGGTAAGCGATTACTTACTGACGACTAAGTATGTTCTCTCTCCTCTAGTATCTCGTCAGGAGGTGACACGTAGCAGTGCCTATCAATATACAACCTAGCTCCCTCAAGCGTAGTTGGATTAGGTAACGTTGAATGTCTTAGTAAACTAAACCACCCTTCATCGCCATCAATAAGACACTCAGGTATGTATACGTCGCGATCCAGATTATGTACCAGCCGTATTCTGCTTTTCATATCCCACACACTCCCCCAGAGCAGACCGCCTCTGAATTCTCTTCAAAGATCTGGCCCTTGTGCCGTTTAGCTTCCTTATAAGAACAAACAGTCAATGGCTGTCCTCCCCTCGCCCCATCTGGATACACAGTAAATCCTCTCAGTCTCGGTGCAAAGTGCGCCAGCGTTCTAGCAAAGTCCTCAACTAACGACTCATTGTTCAACTCAGAACCCCACTCAGGCATGTTGATTGTTGAGCTGATAGCCATATCCACGTAGTCTTGAATGTCTGCTTGAAACTCAAGGCGGCGCTTATAGTCACTTGCCAGATCCATACTAGTCTCAATCTTGTTAGGATCAAGGCCGTGTTGTTGTATCAACTCCTCCGCAGTTGCATCTACGACGTACTCATAACGCCACTTAGTACCATCGACAAGGTAACGACGCTTATAAGCAACAGCGTACAACGGCTCAATGCCAGTAGTCGTACCTGCCAGGATTCCAATGGTTCCAGTGGGTGCAATAGCGCGGTAAGCAATGGGACGACTGATATTAAGACGATCACAAAGACTGTTAGCAGCACGCTCACTCTCCTCTCTATAGACTTCCATCCATTGTCGTAACTCCTTGTTCATCCCATATTCGTAGCCCCTCTTGAGAAGCCACTCATGTACACCCATCAATCCAAGGCCAAGTCTCCGATTCTTCTTGCGTACCTCCCGAATCTTATCATAGGGTAGGTCAGCAGTAAGAGTACCGCAAACAAGAAACCCTGAGGCGAGGCGTATAACATCCCTGAATTCATCAATTGATTCAATAGCTCCCATGTTGACAGAACCAAGGTTGCATACATCACTGTCATCTTCAGACGTAACCTCCGTACAAGCATTCCTAAGTGTTTCATTTTCCTTATCTCCAAAGTTAAAGCTGAAGCCAGGTTCCCCAGTTTCCATTGCGTTGCGGCAGTTATCAATAAAGATCTGTGGTAAATGACCTTGACTAATGTGGTCTAGGAATGCGTTGTCGTAGTTAAGAGATATGTTGGTCATATCCAACGGTGCATGTGCGTTAAAGTTAAACTGTTTGCTGTCGTGGTAGGATACACCTTCAGCGATCTCTTGAGTTTTCCAGTCCTTGAGTTTTAGGAAGTCACTCGCGTCACCATGTCTCCAGTTAAGAGAAGCGTAGATTGCTGACCGCCGAGAACCACCCTGCATTACGTTACGCCCTACCTCGTTAACTGAACACATCAGAGGCAACGGGCCTGAAGCTGTGCCACCTGTCCTGCCCAGTGGCGCACCCTCTGGTCTGAATACCGAATAGTCTACACCGATACCACCACCGGACATGAGGCAGTCACTCGAACGCTTGAGCAGATCACCCCACTCCTCACGTGTATCTTCCTCACCTCTTAGTAGGTAGCAGTTGTTGTAGAACTTCGCTTCGCGTCCTGCGTAGTAAATGTACCGCCCACCAGGCAGTACTTTAAAGTCTTTCATGTAAACCTTTAAACCCTCACGGGAGGTCTCATCGAATATGTTTTCTGTTACGTCATCAACAATCAAGTCACACTTCTCAGACCACGTTTGCCCTTCAAAGTTTGCATACTTCTGGTTGAATATGTTTTGTCCAAAAGAGTTCTTAAACTCACTCATTAATCTTCTCCAATATATTGATCTTTAATTATATCTAACATCAATGAAGCACCCACGGCGAGAACCGCCTGAGTATCCTCCAAGGTCTCTGTGTTAGAACCTACTTCAAAGACATCACCCTTAACAGCTATGATACCAACGCCCTTTAGGTTTACTCCATCGTCCTCCGCTTCCTTACATATTGCTGCCAGTTGAACAAACAACTCAGATGCCGATGTATTCTCCTTACCGAAACCACCTTCAATCACCTTCATATTCATCCTCCAATTCTACAAAGTTAGCTATCTGTACATAGTGCAGCAACTTCAACGCGCCGTGTGAGAGCTGATCTTCTGTCAAGTTATCTGTCCAGATCGGTGTTACGTTACCGTCCTCATCGAAATACACCATCATGTACTCGCCCAGGAACTCACCAGTGTCAATAGAGCCTCCGTCGATTGACGTTATGTCACCCATAACAGTCCTCCTTCAGCATCTCCAGATAATGTATTGCCTTGTCGATGTCCAAGGAGCCACCTTTTGACTCATGCCTGCAAATGTATTTGATGGCGTTACCTTCACAGAAGCCGAGGTCGTTAGCGAGTATGAACTCCAGCGGCTGTATAGTCATGTTCTTGTACCAGTCACCGCCGACCTGTGTGCCTAACGCCTCCTTAGAGTCCCTCTCGTCTTGATACTGCTGCCACTTAGGTTCTGCTCCTGCCTCATTGACGTAGCTCTGAGGTTCTTCAAGCGTATCTTCCATACTTTTCTTATGCGCCACTGACCATTCACCAGGACTTGCATCATTAATACTCATCTTCAAACCTCCACTGTCTCTCTCTAATTTTATCTTCAAACCGATCAACAATATCCTGTGATGTAATCTCAAGAGACTCCAACAAAGTTATCTCATCAACCTGTTCGGCTAAGTATTCAAGTAACTCATCATATGTTCTTGCCATACTTCCTCCGTAGGTAACTCATGCTGATAGGCATCTCATCGAAGGAACCGTCTTTTACTTCATTGAACGTCCAGATACCTGCCCAGGAACCATTCGTTTGTGCATTGAGATATTCTTCATCGTGTTGATAAAAGATACCAGCGAACAGACCAGTCATCCGTGTACCTGCTGCGTCCTTGGTAAATGCAATGTCCCTGTCCTGAACGTGTCCCATCACGCAACTCATATGTTTCTTCTGAAGAAGTGCTCTAGCAGACGACACTGGTCTACCCATAACACCGCTGGTGAAGTAGTGACAATATGCAACACCATCTATGATGACAGGTTGTAGGTAGTCATACACTTCAAAGCGACCAAGGTTAAGATCAGCAAAGCTCATTAGCCCTTCGAGTTTCGGGTCATTCTCAACAGCGCGGTTTATGCGTTCTTCATGATTACCCATAGTGAAAACTAACCGAGGCTTCCAACGCTTACGTTTCTGCTCTCGTAGCCTACTTGTCTCAGTCAGTATAGGTTTCAGGAATGCATCCATCGCTTTGTTGCCCGCCTTAACGTCCTCCGCATAGCGCCGCCCCTCAAAAGATTTCTTGCCTACGTCGTAGCTGGACAGGGATGGCATGTCCCACCAATCTCCAATGACTACAATCACATCAGGCTTTGTTGCAACAGCGTACTTGCCTGCCCAGGTGAGATGCTCAACGGTATTTCCAGGTTTTACCTGCGCGTCTGGTACGACTAGGTGGCGCTTCATATAGAGACCTCCACTGCTACTGCTATGTGGTTCTCCCAGCTACGGTCTCTAGCCTTAGATGCACTCTTGTACCAATAAGCATTACCGTTCTCATGTAGATTAACAAAGACAGTTTTCTGCTTAGGCTCTAGATCAAGACCAGCCTCCTCCATCCCCTCCGTAGCATAGTAAAGACCCTCCGCAGTGTAGCTGTGAACCTCCTCATCACCATCACAATCTATAACTGCTGCTGCCACGGGGTACACTTCATTGTGTATATCAACAGCCAAGACCCGTACCGCCTCACCGTCTCTCGTCTGATACTCTCCATCCATAGTTATTTTCATTTCCAAGCCTCCGGTAATGTCTGTGGAGTAAACCAACGAAACTTGTGATACGTTGCCCACTCTCCATGAGTTCTCTTTGTTCCATCTTTACGTGTCTGTGCATTAGGCATGATATTCTGAGGACGTTGAAATACAAATACTAACTCGTCATCGTCACCCAGACAGTTTCTTACGTCAATGTACTTCCTTGCCTCTGACTGCTCCCTAAAACGACCCTTAGCTTCTATGTAGATCGTCCGTGATCCGTCAAAGAAAACAAAGTCTGGATGGTAGTTCTTCTCTTGGATGTACGCCACTGTACAGGGGTGATAGTCACAGCTATTCAGTTCCTGGAACAGATCCCACTCCAGCCATGAATCGTATCCTTGTGGGACGTTCTGCCTAGTGCGCCTCATACCGCAGCACCAAACAGATGTCTTTTAAGTTTCCGCAGTTTGTTTGTTGTATAACATTCTTCCCCACTGCCACCAACAAAGTTCCTATACTCACTTAGGTTATACTTAGCATGTGTAGGGCCAGATACATCCATCCTGAGCGTGTCTGATTTAACTAAAGCGGGTAATGAATACCACTCAGCCTGTATAAAACAAATCTCTTCTCTATCATAACTCATAAGTCCTCCTTAATAACCAGCTCAGTTCCACTCAAGGTCTTCTCTTCTAGTCCTAGGTGGTCTAAGAGTCTGTTGTGTTTTTCTAATAAGACTTTGTAGTTACCGTTTCTGTCATCTTCAAGAGTCCTTACCCGGTTAAGGATGTAATCTTCCTCTTTCTCTATCTCCCTTAAACCTTTCTTGTATCTCTCCATCGTAACCTTCTCTTCAAACATCACTGTTCTCCTCCGGCGCTGTCCAGATCTCGCCTTCTGTTCGTTGCAGATAAAGTAATCGAGCATTCTCCACCACTCTCGCTTCGTTCTCGTAAAGCTCAACACATTTATTATACATGGATACCTCACTCTCGCAGTCAGCCAAGTGCTTACGTGCCTTGACCGGCCCTATGCCATAGATACCTATAATGTTATCAACCCTGTCACCTGTCAGGATCTGTTCGTACAAGAACTTAACAGCGTCCTCCTCAGTTACGTTGTACAGGGTCTTCTTATTAGGATTGTAATGCAACCCAGGCACTTGATCGAAGTCCTTGTCAACCGAAACAATAACTGACCCTGAGTGTTCAGTTGCAGCTGTTGCGATAACGTCGTCAGCCTCACACCGAACACTCACTATTGCATCCCAATCAGATATAAGATGATCCCGTATCACTTTCAGGTGTTTGGGTTTCTCTTTATCTTTGCGGTTTGCTTTATAGCCCGCAGTGACTGCGTAGTCATGCCTGAAGTTCTCCTCCGATGGGCCAGTCAAGTACACCTTGTACTCCGGCTCACCATCGTCGAGTTTAATATAGAGGTCGCTGATGAGGTCACTGAGGTACGAACTAGCTGTATAGGCAGCATACTTAGGTCGGTCATCTTGCGCCTTGTATGCACACCTGTAAGCAACAATGTCCCCATCAACTAAGATCACAGAGCAGCCTCGTCGTCATAGCCTTCTGAAACGTACTCAACTAGCTCAGTTACTTTGCAACGTACCATCGAAGCAGAGCGACCCTCACCAACTGTCCAGTCATAGTGTCCAACAACGCACACTGCCTTAGATCCATTAGAGATAAGAACCTCCTTTGGAATCTCAACGCCGTCCTCGTCTGAGATACGCATAGGGTTGTTGGACTTCATAGTAATAAAGAAATCTCTATCATCTCCCTTGTTAGTTGGTACGATACCACGATCTTCAAAGGCAGACACTGCCGCATCAGATAAGTTACCGAGTTGTATTTGATACTTGTTACTGAACTTGTTAAGCTTGTCACGCTCAACCCAGTACAGTGTACCCTTAACAGTCAATGGTTTTAGTTCATCGCTCATTAGTGCTCTCCAATTGTTGTGTAAGTTGTGCTTCTTCGTCTTTCATTTCCTGCTTCCTGTCTTGGTAATACGTTTGTATATCTATATCAACCCCCTCACAGTGTGTTAAGTAAACAACCCAGAACTCGGTCAGCTCCTGCTGCTGTAGTAAGTTAGTCCTCTGTTTCTGTAACAATTCAAGTCTGTCCATCGCTTTTCTCCTGTGTATACATATAGTATAACATAGTTCCTAAATGAATGTCAATGTGTTTCTGCCCAACTGTTACCAATCTTGAACTCACCGTCCATAGGACAACGCAATCCTAGTGCCTCGCCCGCACGTACAATACCACTTACAAGCTCAACGCCAACTGTCTCAGCGTAGTCAAGATCCGCTTCAAACTGATACTCATCATGTATAGATCCAACTAAGGCACACCTGGTTATGTCAAGCTCCTCCAACGCCAATAAGAGAGCCTTCTTCATAACGATTGCACCGCATCCTTGTAGCAACGTATTCAATGCAGCGTGTTTGGTTCTGACTCGAATCCGTCTACCGTCGATCCCTGGCAGTGTTCCTTTATCAGCAATTCGCTGCACTGTTTCGATAAGAGCTGCAAGTTCTGGCAGATTGCGTAGCAGAGATGCTCTAGCTTTAGAGCCAGCTCTACTGCTTCCTCCGAGGATAGTTCCGAGTTTCTCTGCTCCTGCTCCATAGATAAATGCGTAGATGAAAGTCTTTGCGACATCTCTTGATGAAAGTCCAGCAGCAAGCTGGTTAGCTGTGTGTACATCACCACTGACGATTTCATTAATGTATTCCTCCGATTGCATGTAATGGGCTAGACATCGTAACTCTAACTGTGACGCATCTGCACCGACAATAACACGCCCCTCTGGTGCAACAAAGCATTCACGGTAAATCCTCTCCGATGGTATCTGTGCCATATTGGGACTGTTGTGTGTCATTCTGCCAGTTACTGCACCGCATGGATTAACACTTCCATGTATACGCCCGTCATTCTTATAAGCATTCAGCCAAGACTTAATCATGCCTGACCGTTTCTGTAACGTCATGTACTCTAACACCTGTGCTGCCTCTGGTATGTGTGAGTTTTCCTTTAACGTAGACTCATCAACCATGGGCCTGCCTGTTGGTGTTTCTCTTTTCCAACTAGCCCCAACTGAACTAAGACGTGACGCTATCTGCTGCCGAGAGCCAACGGTAAACACTTCAACCCTGTCCTTGAGTTTCTTACCAGTCTTCTCAGACCACCTCTCGTGTATCAAGGGAGGAAAGGTACTCTGTAGCTCTGTTTCGATCTCCACCATACGACCTGTCTGCTCCTCGTACAGGAGACAAGCCTTGTCAAAGTCAAAGCAGAAGCCTGTCCGTTCCTGTTCAGTCACAGCAAACGCAATAGAGTGCTCTAGTGCTATAGACTCTGGCGTGAACTGCTCTTTAGTTAACCACTGAGTTAACAGGGTGTAAACGTCCCATGTAGCAGCGCAGTCGGTTTTGCAATACTGTATCATCTCATCAGTAATACCCTCATCAAATTTAGCCGGATCAAAGTCACCCTTCAAAACCTTCCCAGCCCTGCCTGCCCAGGCTCTAAGTGAGTGACCTCCCTCGATACTTGGGTGGTACAGTCGGCCAAGCACTATTGTATCAATGACGTCCCCTCTCCAGTTAAAACCCCATAGCTCAGACAAACGAGGCAGATCAAAGTTGATTATGTTATGCCCGATTAAGGTCTCTGCTTCTGCGCCGAGTGCCTCCTGTAGTTCTTCCTTGTTGTACACGACAATACTCTTCCCAGTATCTGGAAAGAAGAGACCAACCATCCATATCTGTGTCCATGCTAGGTTTGTTTCTATGTCTAACACTACTTGCATGTTGTCTCTCCTGTTGTTCAATTATGTAACTGCCTATTCTGCTCATAAGGACTTACTCTCTAGATGCATTGAGCGTATCTTATCCTCAAGTCCTCCTCGTCTTCGGTGAAGGGTTCACTGTGCTCTTTACACTCTGGGCATAGGTCGCAATCAGGCCAATCTGGCATTGGTGCTCCGCAGCATCCTGAGTACAACGTATCGTCCTCAATAAACTCACGCATACTCTTCTTCAACTCTTCAAAGTGTTTGTCTTTCATCTCTTACCTCTCTATTATAACAGAGTTCTCTACGTCTGCCAAGCTCCGTAGATCATCCCTGTCGTTAAAGTTATTGTCCTCACTCTCCCGCAAGCAAGACATACAGAGATCAACAAAGTCCCCTGTGTTGGAACAGCGCAGAGTGCTCTCATAGTTATTCAAATCTGTGTTACATGCTTTACATCTCATAATGCATCCTCCAAATCTATTTCAGTTAGCCTACCAGTTGCTTGATCGTAATACAAGGAATCCGCTGGGCCTGTTTGTCCACTAAACCGATTCTTTAGTACCCTTAGTTGCGTAGTGTTCCGTACTGTCGGGTCATCTGCCTGACTATCACGCTCGGCTCCTATAACAGCGTCACTGAGCTGCCCTATCGCTGCTGACCCGCGAAGCTGTCCTAGAGAGGTCATTGCACCATCCTCCAGAGACTTCCCATCAGGGCGCTTCAGGTGGCTTACAAGCAACAATGTAATCCGCATCTCCTGTGCAAACATTCGTAGCTTTGTCATTATCTTGTCGATGGATTTCCGTTCGTCGCCGCCCTCCTGATCAGATACTAGTATAGATAGGTGATCAAGAATAATAAACTTACAGCCTAGACCTTTAACGAGGTATCTCATACGCCCCAGGACACGTTCAATCTCGTTACTACCAAAGGCATCCCATAGGAAGACCCTATCGTGTAACTTCAGACGCTCTATCGAGTCATCAATCTCCTCTGGCGTGTAATCAACACCAGGTAAATGTATTGGTTTGTTAATGTCAAGCCCTATCAGGCCACGCGCTGTCCTCTCTGGTGTCTCTTCCAAGAACATTAAACCTATCGGGTCTGGTGACTGTTCCAACATAGAGAACGCAATCTCTCGCAATATTGTTGACTTACCTAGTCCAGATCCTGAGCAGAGAGTAACCAACTCAGCCTCTCGTATGCCGTATAGGAGGTCATCCAGCTTCGGAAACGGATACCGAACTTCACTGCGTACCATTGGAATCTTTATTGCGTCTGTCAAGTCCTGGATTGCAACGATCCCATCAGGCGTAAACGTCTCAGCTGCCCACCACTGCTTCTTAAATGCCTCTCCCTTACCTGCCACCAAATACTCATTAGCGTCTTTGAAGTCCGTCATCTTAACTATCTTTGCCTTGCTTCCGAATAGTTCTGCTACGTCCTTCGCCGCCTTCTGCCCAGGCTCGTCCATATCGAAGCAGATAATCACGTTATCGTAGCTGTTTATGTACTCATAAGCCTTCCGGCAGTCTTTAGCGGCAGAACCTGCACCGTTCTTGACTGATATAGAGGAGTAGCCGTCAAAGATCTGCGACACTGACATCGCATCAAACTCGCCTTCGGTGATCGTTAAGTATTTACCGCCAGCACTGAATAGATTCTGTCCAAATAACAAAGCAGTAGGCCAGTCACCTGAAGTAAAGAACTTCTTTTGCTCGGTACGGGTTTTCGCTGCTGTTGGCTCTTGGCTGTCAACTCCAAAGTAATTAAACACAACCTGGCCATTACTTGAGAGTGCGCTGTACTTCTCAGCTGTTTCTTTAGATATTCTACGGTCAATAATGGACTGATACTGACCTGTAGCGGCCTGGTGTTTTATCTTCTTAGGTGTATCGGGTATCACTGCTTCACCTTCTCCCTTAGTTACTGCCTCACAAGAGAAACAATAGCTGGAGTTGTCTTCGTTGATCGAACGGGCATCGCTTGAACCGCAATGATCGCATGGTTGGTGCGTTTTAATAAAGCTCATCTTAACTCCTCTTTACAGTTCGTCACAGTTAATACTTCTATTGTAAATAATAATAATATCTAACGGTGATGTTTCTTTAATGTTTGTCTATACAGTCTATTTTAGCACGTTTATGAGCAACTGTAAAGTATAATACAACAAATAGTTATAATAGTTACTCCAATGACTGTCTGTATGTTGTCTGTTTTGTCCTCGTGTGAATCAACAGAATGTCTCTCTGCAAAGAATACAGCGTCTTGAGTGGTGTCATAGCGGTGCAGAATCTTTAATGAGTTACCTTTCCAGATCTCTAGGACAAATGAGCCTCTGGAAGAGTAAACAACGTAGGTAAAGGAACCGTCCTTGGCTGTCAGTGCTTCGCTGTCTTCTGTAAAGATTAGGTTGTCCATAATGTTCCCCTTTTAGTTTTCAAAGATACTATTCCAAAGTTCCCAGTAACACTCGCCTTCTAGGCCTGGAGTGAGCACCTCCAATACATCGACCTCACCATTATAGAGTACCTTTGTCAACGCTAGTGAGTGATCATTGTGGTCGAATGTGCCTTCGATGGTGTACTCTACTGAGTCCTTGTCCAGCCATGCTGTGTATTTCACAGTAGTTCCCCTTTGTGCTTAATGTAGCCTGCTTTGATCTTCTGCCGCTTGTCTGCAAAACGCACCGCCTTATTAAAGCTCCTGGCATGCTTCGCTGTCAGGTTCCGTCTTGTTCTCCGCTTGTCCTTGTCCATTGTTATCTCGCTAGTAAGTTAGTCATTAGAACAGCGCCAAGTATTATTATACAGGCAATTGTGCCGATTAGTAAAGCTTCAGTATCTTCTTTGTTAAGTTTCATCTTAGAACTCCGATATAATTAAACCGCCATCAAACTCAATCACTTGCGTGTTATCATACAAGTCGCCAAGTGTCTCAATGTCTGGATAGTTCGCTTTGAGCTCATCCAAGTCTGCATACTCTTCAAACTCACAATCAAGAGCAACAATATCCAGTTCTATCTCCTCGCCTATATCCTGCTCTAACTGCTCAAGATATTCAAACAATGCTCTCTTGCCTTCATAGGTGAATGAGGTTTCGTGGTTATACTCATCCCATGCTTGTGTGAAGTCGTAAAAGTTTACTGTAGTTTTCATCGTCTTAGTCCTGTTTAGATTCTGTGGAGTGCTTCAAATAAACACCATCGAAAGCCCCGTTAAAGGCTTTCTAGTTGCCTACTTAATGATTATATCTACGCTTTATATCGTCAAACTGTTCTAACGTGCGGCAGACAATCCGTATAGACACACCATCACTATTAACCTGTGCATGTATGCCTTTGGATGCATCTCTAATCTGCATAGCTCTTAGTGCTGCATTAGCTGTAGTATCTATACGTCCTTCGATTATACTATCTAGTCTATGATATTTCATTGTTTTATAACTCCACTATTCTATATTCAGATACAGATAAATCACTATCCTCAAGGTCTTTGATGTGTGCGACGATTTCAGCATTAGCTTCTTCCCAGCTATCAAAGGTCTCTAAGACATCATCAACGTACCAACAATTTACCCATCCTGTTAGCACTGTATTAGTTTCTACTATAAACACAATTAGCACCTCCCCTTGTTGTTATCTACCAAATGCAAGCCCCAAGTAGGCACGTTAATAAACGCATACCCGTCTGGCAGTTGCTCGTCACCACTTAGACCAAAAGACCAGCATCTGCCCTTGAATGGGTCTATGTTTCCCCAATGGTCTGACTTACGACCAGCAGCTATGCGCTTACATTGTGTCACAGTTAGTGTATTCATTGTTCTGTACCTTCTCTGGAGTTGTTGTAAACATTATAGCAACTAATACAGATAATGCAAAGACTAATTAGCTATATAGACTACCTTGCTTATACCTAACACCCTAGCTAAACGCGAATGATTCTCATTACCGCATCGAAACTGTACCGATAGCTGTACGTCTAACCAGTACTGTATAACTATCCAGGTGCTACATAGAAACAATACTGTATCTGTACCGCGCCTAATCAGCTACATAGACTATCACTGTGTCTACATAGAAACAGTATTGTTGACTACACTGTGTCTGTACAAGGACAGTATTGTCTTCTATAGCGTACCGCGCAGACTCTCACCAGTACTGTACAGTAGTCACCATAGACACTATTGAGTACTCCTTAGTTAGTTGGGATCTATGGAGACTTTGGGGCGGGCCTTTGAAGGGTACCGGAGGGGCTGTGGA